CCATGGTTTCCATTTCTGAAACTTCTTTGGTTTCTTTGACTGCTTTTTTCATTGTTTTTGATTTTTTTTCTTCGTCTAGTTTAATGATGTATTCAGTGTCATTAGTAGTATCGGTTAACTCGATTTCTTCATCGTCTTTTTGGATGATGATTCCATCTTCGTCTCCCATTGCTTTAAATACTTTTAACACTTCTTCATCGGATGCTAATGTTAAGTCTAGAGGTGGCAGTTCAGGCAACTCTTCAGTTTCTGTCTCGTCCTCAATATCAAGTTCTATATCATCTTCCATATCATCTTCCATGTCCATTTCCATTTCGTCATCGTCCATGTCGTCTTCTATGTCAATAATATCAACTTCTTCTTCTTCTTGCTCCTTCAGGTAATCGTCTTCGTTCAACGATTCTTTTACTAATTCATGAATTTCTTCCTTCATTGTCGAAGAAAGTATTTCTTTTGCATTAGACTTCATAGTTTCTTCCAACTGTTCCGCCTCGAGCAACGCTTTTTCTAAAATTGATTCACTCACGTTTTTTTATTTTTTTTATAAGTTTATTACAAAACTATCCTGCACCACGCAAGTAGTTTTATTATAAATATATTGGTATTGTAAAAAATCCTTATTTGGGGGTTTTTAGTGGGGATTTTATCTATTTAGAAAGTTGTCTAATCTAGACATTAGAGAAATTGATTTGTCCAAACCAGTAGGTTGTGTGTTTTTGGATGATTCTACAACACCATTAGGTTCGTCTACACTATCCGCATTTTCATCTTCCTTAAATAAATAAGACCCTGGAGTAGATGGTGACGATACTAAATCAAAACAAATTAATTCAAAATCCTCTTGTACTTCATTATACTCACCCTTTTTTGTTAGAGAACCAACACCCCTAGAAGAAATACCTAGAGTAACACCCTGTCTTAATAAATTAGCTGCCATATCACCAACGCAAGATATTACACCTTCGTTTATGTATCCCGGTGAAGTTAATAATTTTAATTTACCTATAAGTCTATTACCATCCCACCATGTTTCTGTGATTATATGAGATGCTCTATCTAAATCTATAAGAGATGACTCTGGGTGATTAAGTTCTGAAATAGCTCCACCTTTATTTATGATTTCTTGATATCTTTCATTTTCTCTTCTTAAAATATGTTCGGGATAAATCCTACCGTTTCTATTAGGTGTATCATATTTTTGTAAAATCGCGTTCATGTATATTTCACTACCAAGATTTCCTTCCTTCATTTCTTTAATAATAGATTTATTATCATCAGGTGAAATATATCCATCTTGTTCAACTAATATACCATGCCCACATTCTCTGGCTTCTAAAACTCTCATAGATTACTTTTACTATAAATATGAATATAAATAAAAAAACCCCTAAGGGTTTTTATTATAGTTTGAGAATATTTTTGTTTTATTTCTTACTATTGTAGAATTTAAAAGTTTGTGAGGATAGTAAAGACTCTTTAATAATGTTATTAGTTATCTTATTTATAGAGTGTGACATTTCTAAAGACCTTAAATCTATTTTTCTTTTACTGTCTAGAAATAAGGTAACCTCACATCTCATAAAACTTCTTTTACCTTTTCTTATACCACTAGTTCTTAAATCTAAATCTATTATAGCCTTATCTTTAAATGGGGTACTGACTAGTTGGTTGTGTAGTGATTTTTTTATTTTACTTTTAATTCTATTTACAGGGACAGACCAATTACTAGATTCATTAATTGGCTCCACCCAACTAGAAACATTTAAAAAAATTGATTTTAATTTTGTAACATCTACAGTACCATATGATGTTTTGAATAAGTCTGAAATGTCTATTTTTATCTCTCTACCTTGTTTTAACATAATAATTAAGTTTACTAGTTAAATATAAAAAATAGAGTGTTTTAGTTCAAGTCCTCTAAGAGGCCCCTAACCTGAATATAAGATTTTTTAGAAGTTTTTAAGGTGGTAATTTTGTTTTTAGTCTCTACTAATTTAACTATTAAATTATCATCTTTAGATTCTTTTATTAAAGAATTTAATTTAGTTAATACTATATCTTTAATATTAGTGAATTCATTTTCTAAATTACTTTCAGTCATTAATATAGTATTTTTAAGGATTTCTTTTTGTGACTCACTTAATTTTTCATTATAAGCTTTACCATAATTTTTAGATAGTACGTGAGAAAGTACCTTTGGGTTTATAGTTTTACCTAATTTTTCTCCCTCTTCTTTTAACATATTTTTAGTTAATATTTTTTTAGATTCTATAATACTCTCAATATTTTTAATACTATCATTAAAAATTATATTATCCAAATTATCATATATTTCGTTTACTCTATTTTCACAAATTTCTTTTCTACTAGAAATAATCTTATCTAAAACTGGCAATACTTTATTTAGTTTGTCTTTTTTCTCTCTAAGATATGTGGTTGTTTCTGTTATATAAACTTCCGAATCTTTAGTTTCTGTAAGTCTTTTACTAGCGACATCATTATATAGAATAAAAAATTCACTTAGGGTTTTAGAATATTTCATACTACCCATAATCACTGATAAATTTTTCTTAAATTTATTCTTATCTTTGTAAGAATTTTCTAAAATACTGTCTATGCTATTTTTATAATACGCGAATCCTTTCATAGTTTCTTTTTATAATAAATATACTTATTTATCTAATAAGGAGTCTACTTCTTTATTAATTGAGTCGATTGTTTTTTTATTCTTACTAAATAATTTTTCTAGTCCGTCTTTTGATAAACCTTTTTCTTCCATTATTAGTGGTAATCCTCTTTCGGTATTAAACCCTTCTGCTGCGGGTACTGGTTCTGTTACCTCATCACCACCTCCCGGTTCTTCAGTTTCTGGACCCCCCATATCAAAATCAGCTACAGCCTCACTTCCAGCATCTAAACCTGGTTCATCCTCAGCATCTTCAGTACCTGTATCTTCAGTAGCTGGTTCACCATATAATTTATCTACCGTATTAAATAAACCAGTTTTCTTTATTACTTCTGGTGTACCTTCTAATTCTTTAGACACAGCTTTTTCAAACCTTTGTTGTTGAAGGTCTAGTTTAATTTCTTCGTCGCTCATACCTAAAATAAACTTTTTAGCCCATGTTGCTGAAACTGGTGCTATTCCACTACCTGGGTCACCAACCGCATCTTTATATAAAGTTATTTTTTGTTGCCATTGTTCTAATTTTAATAAATCTGCCTGACTAGATGGGTTTGTCAATCCTAGTGAAAAATTTTCAATTTCATCCTCAAAACCTAATACGTATAAATGAATAATGGCTATTTTGTTTAACTCTTGTATAATAGCTTTTTGTATTCTATTTATAGTTCTAGCAAATCTAATATCTAATAGAGCTAAATTTTTACCTTCACCGACTACTTCTTCAAAACCTAAAAAAGCCTTTGGTATTCTTAATGATGCTAGTAGTTTTTTCTGTATATATTCGATATCCGCTATTTCACTTAAGTTAGTTGCTCCCGGTAAAGTATCTATAGGACTAGGAGCTGCCTGGTCTCTTACCGGTATAAAATAATCTTGGTCTACCGCCATTTGATTCATTCTTAAATCAACATTTCCATTATTTGGGTCTACGACCGGGTCTCTTTTAAATTTATTAGCTACTTTTTGTATATAAGCTTCAACATCTTTATCATCCATATTACCCACAAATACTTTAAAAACTCTTCTTTCTGGTGCTCTAGAAGTTCTGTAAACTAACATAGCATCTTCAGATAATAGTAATTGTTTCCATATTCTTCTTGCTTTTTCCAACATAGAGGTACCATAAGGTAATCTTCTATCATCACCTAATAATCTGAAATGTGCCATTTCCCAATTATTAAATGTCATATCTTTTTCTTTCCATTTAAATTCTATTTTATTTTCTGAGTCGTCTTCAGATGAATTCATTTGGTTTAAGTAACTATGTCCTTCAGTTCTTTCAATTTCAATATTAGGTAATTGATTACAACCCATTATTCCTTTTTCTGGGTCTATTTTAAGGTAGACAAAATTATCACCATATTTACAAGTATTACGAATCCACATTGGTAAATTAGTGTTAATATCTAGAATGTTGTTAAATAGGTCACCTAGAATTGACTTGATTCTTGTTGACTCTGAAAATATAGACAACATGTAACCTTTTTCAGATGGTGTGGTACATTCTTCTGAGTATATATCTAATGCTGCAGAAATTTCCGGCGTAAACTCCATAGATTCATAATCATAATATGATGCTAATCTAGTTGGTTCGTAGTAAATAGATTTTGTATATAATTCATTATCTATCTTTTGCCATTGGTTTGATAGATACAATGATTGTTGCATTTGCAACTTTTGTTGGTCAAATTCTGCCTTATTGTCTGTCTTAAGGATTTCTTTAGAACCCAATTTAAATTTTTGG